CGCTCCGCGTGACGCTCTTGTCGGGGATTCCCGAGACGTAATCCGGGGGGAGTGGGGAGGCGTAGGTGATGTCGGGCTTGACCTTCCCGGCGTCGAGTTGGGTGAAGTAGGCTTGGTTTCCCGACATCCAGGAATTGAGGAAGTTATCGTCGGCCATCTCGAAGATGTACTTCGAGCACTTCCCGAAGATCGTTTTCCCCCGGGGATATTGCTTCTGGTCGAGCATCTGGCTCGCCAGCGGGCTGTACTGAGTTTTGAAGACTCCGTTGCTCTGCGACTGCATGTAGGCGACCACGCTTGCCTGAGAGGTCAGCGGTCCGAAGGCATGGTTCATGATCGCCTGCTCGATGAACGGGATCGTCGCGATGCAGTGCAGGGTGATCTTGTAATCGACCACGTTCTCGCGGTCGAAGAGGACCTGCAAGACTCTTCCGTCCCAAATCACTCCGGGCGGCATCGGCGCCGACTGGTTCGCCGACTGGCTCTGGTAGCCGGCCGAAAGCGTGGCCCAAACAGCGTTCAGGAGCGCGTTCTGGATCGATTTGTCATTCATGTTCCAGATGGTGATGTCTGCGAACCAGTAGGGGGAGGGGAGCGTGCTCTCGAGGACCTCGAAGGTGATTTTGAGGGCTTCGGGCTCCCAGGCGTCGCTGGTGATGATCTCCTCGCTCTGCGTCTGGTCGGCCGAGACGTACTTCACCGTCAGGCTGTACGACCTGCCCCAAAGCGGGATTGTGGAGAAAGATCCCATAACTTCCTAGTTCGGAGTATCGTCCCAAAGCAACGAGTAGCTTCCGCCCAGCTCATCGATGCCGGGATAATCCGTGTCCGTCCCCCCGTTGTTGATCAGGCAAGCGCTGCCAATCTGGAGGTAGGCTTGCTGCCCGAGGATGTTCGCCGCGGGGTAGGAGCCGGTGATCATCGGCACTGAATCGAGTAGGAGGTCCCCGTTCGCGTCGAAAACCGTCAGCGTCCAGTACCCCGCCATCGCCGACCACTGGACGGAGAGTCGGAGCGTCAGCGGGGCGTCGTCGACCTGAAGCTGAACGACGAAGCTCTGGTTCGGGGCCGAAGTGAGGTTGATGATCTGAGCCACGCTCCTCCTAATGCGCCGGGACGGGCGAGAGGGGGTCGCTCGACCACGGCATGAGCCCCTGGACGTGCGCCGAAACGGGCTCGGTAACCTCGTGCTGAGAAATCTGTCCCTGAGTCGGGGCTGACGTGGTGACTGTCCCGATGTCCGTCGAATCCGTGTCCTGGGGCCTCGCGCTGTCCGGGACTGTCTCGGTGTTGGCGACGAAGAGTTGCTCGAATTCGACACGCATCCTCAACCCCGCCACCGTCTTCATCGTCTCCTCAGCCGTGATCCTCGCCACGATCATGTTGGCGTAGGTCCGGAGCTTCGTATAGACCGTCATCGGGATTCTGGCGAACAGCATCGCCGTCATCACCTGAAAACAACTGATACTCTTCGTTCGTGCCCCCACCCACAGGCCGGCGGCGTAGGCATCCATCGCGTCCGACATCCCCACCTCGATCGGCAGCCTCGCCGGGTTGACGTAGGCGTGGTCCGAGGCTGCGGCGCCGGTCTGGATCGGCTGCTGGGTCTTCGTCACCGACTGCTCGTGCCCGACTCTCAGGACGGCATCAAAGACGTATTGCGTCTGAGAGGTCGGAAGGGTCGCCGTGATCCCCTGAGAACTGTATTGCGCCTTAGTGGGTTGGCCTGGAAACACCACGACGACGGTCTGCGCGATTTGCGGCCCGCTTACCCATTGTGGAGGCCTATACATCAGTAACTCACTCCGGTATAGCCGAACTCGGTCATGTTGCGCTGCGCCTGGCTAGAAGTTTTCTCCGCGACGGCGTTAGCCGTCTTGTGGGCAATCTCGTCAGCCGTAGCCTTGGGCTCAGTCACGTTCACTAAGACGCTGATATGATTCTCGATGCTCGCTGCTGCCGGAGACCATCGCTTGAGCCCCGCGGCATAATTGCTCTGGAGGTCCTCATAATAATGCCCTTGTTTGAGATAAGCAGCCATCTCTTCCGGGGTTCCGGGTTTGGGGATCCCAGCGAATTGAGGACCGGACAGGACGGAGATGTATTTGTCCGCGAAATCCCTGAACGATCCGAAACTTTGGTATTGGCCGCCCTTCCGTATTCCCCCGAGGTTGTGCATAGCATCGACCTTGTAATCCGTCAATCCTCCCGTCTCATGCAACCACTGGGAGAGGATGAGTTGCCAAGGGATTCCGAGCCTGGAAGAAGCGTATTTCGCTGTCGTGGCAATCTCTTCGATCTGATTAGCCTGGAGTTGCTGCGAAAGCTTCCTGTATTCGCCCGGTATCCCGGCGAGATAGCCTCCGACTCCTCCGATAATTCCTCCGGGAACTCCCGCCATCGCCGTTCCCGCGATAGCGCCCGTCACGGCCATCGACCCCTGAGTCGAGACTCCGAGAGCGGCCTGGAGTTCCTTTCTGGCTTCTCCAAACTTTCTGTTTTTCACGGCGGCTGCGGCATTCGCGACGTGGATGACAGCTTCTTCCGCGCGAATGAGGTCTTCGATAAGATCCTTGATCCAGCCGATGACATGCTGGATCGCCGTCGCCATCTTGTCGAAGCTTACCGTCGTTCCCTCGAGAGATTTGTCGCCGGAAAGAATTCCGACCATATCGGTGAAGGCGGCGCCAGTCATTTTGAGCAAATTCCAAGTATCGTAGAGGACGCCCTTCACGTCCTTGAGGATCGGCTTCAGCTTCTCTTCCAGCCAAATAGAAATTTGCGGCATGTTGGCGATGATCCAGTTGTTCCAATTCTTCAACTTGGCTGCGATGTCGTCGATATTCACGCCCAAGACTTTTCCAAGATCCCGAACGACGAACATCGTGAGGTACTTCAACTCCATCCCGAAGCGGTTGAATTCGAACCGCACGTCCCGAATGCGGAGCATCTGGCGCTCGAAGTCGGGCCCCAACTGCTCGGTCATCGTTTGCTGGTCCTTGACGAGCTGTCCGAATCGCCTCGCGAGTTCGGGGTCCCAGGCGATCATCTCCAGAGGCTGGCCAAGCGAGGTCATCGCCAGCTTCAACTCCCTGGCCTGCGCCGTCGTCGTGTACATCCGCAGGGCCAGCAGCCGGAACTCCTGGTCGGACATCGCCACCTTGTCGACGATGCCCAAAAAACCAGCCCCGATGGAGGCGAAGCCCGCCGTCAGCCCGGCCTGCCATTTGAGGAAATTGAAGAGGACCGAAGAGGTTTTGTTCTGAATGAGCGACTCGGCGTCGCGGAGGGACATGGCGAAGCGGTTGAAAGCCGCTTGGTCTGTCTCGAAACCGAGTTTTACTAAGTACTCCGACAACCACGACGTAGCCAAGCTTAATCCTTCCGTAAGCTGATTGGATGTGCGGAAATCCAGTTACCGGCCAAGGAGATCACCTCCCTCGGCTGGCATGTTTTGGGAGGGGTAGAAGATGGAGAAGCCGCCCGCTCGCTGGGCAGCCGTCACTTTTGAGATTCGACCCACTCCTTGTGGCGCCATTCGTTCGAGGCCTTCGTGTCGAGGTATTCGTGAACGTCCAACAAATCCCCGAAATCATAGGTTCCGTCCCAGAGTTCATGCTGTTTCCAAAGGCCAGCCGCAACGGGCCGGAACGCGTAACCGTCAAGGGTCGGGTAAGGCTCGGGCTCGAACCCTATTTCCGGTCGAGGGCCGACCCGATCCCTCGCGCGAAAAAATCCGAGAAGTTGAAGACCAGGACCTCGATCTGGAGTTTCGTCAGGAGCGGCAAGTCATCCTCTAAATCCTTCGCCGCGAAGTCGCCGCGCGCGCTGACGATCGGCATCGGGATCTTCTGCCCGTCCGGTCCCTCGAGCCTGGAAATCTTCTTCATGCACTCCGAGAAGATCAGGCCGTGTTCTTCCCGCCCGAGCCCGCCCATGAGGGCGATCTGGATCAAACCCCTCCCGCTGTCCTCCGGCGGCTTCTCGGGCGCTTCCTGCTCCTGGACCCCCGAGGATAACTGCGCCGCTTTCTTCAGGGCTGCTCCGAGCAGCAGGTTGACGATGAAGCTCCCGAGTTCCGGTCCGAACCTCGAAAGCTGGTAAGTCGCTCCGTCGATCTCTATCGTGGTCGTTCTCGCTCGCAATTCTCACCTCACATGTTGACACACGAAGCGGCCAGCAACGTCCAAGTGACGTTCTGGCCCCTCGCCGCATAGGGCTTGTCGGGGAGCTTCTGAAAGCCGACCCCGGACATGAAGTGGCCGCTGCCGTCGAGGATCGTCCGGAAGGCAAGCGTAGTCGAGAGCCAGTTCGACACGTCACCTCCGTTGGCGGCGGTGACCAGAGTATTGTAAAGGTCAACCAGAGCGTGGTGCAGAGAGGAGGTCTGCTGCATCTCGATGGTGACTTCGGCGCTGTCGCCTGCCACGTAGGAGCCCATCACCACGCCGTCGGCCGCCGTGTCCATCTCGGTGCGCTGCGTCATCATGCGGATGGTGATCGTTCCGGTGCCGATGTTGCCGCCGACGATGGGGAATCCGGCCTGAAGCGCGGGGTTGGTCAAGGCTCCGACGAGATCCCGAAAAGAATAAGTAGTTTGGATAGCTTTCTGGCCTAGAAGTCCAGTCAGGCTTGCAGCAATGCCACCTAAGCTCGGAATGCCAAAAGTCCCCATTTCGCACCTCCCCTAATTCTTGGTCCCGACGATCTCACATGAGCCATTTGTAGCTTGGATTATATCTCCTACTAACTCTAGGCCTCGCTGCAATGAGGAATTCATTTTTCGTTGTATCGCAGCGTTCTGATTGCCGATCCGCTTGGCTCTTGATTCTGGTTTAGCTAGAGCCGCCCTCAACGCCCTTGACCGCTTTTCAGGAACTCCGGGCTTGTTTAGTGCTTCACTTTGTTTTCGGTGAGCTTCGGGATTAGCCCATCGATTTATTGAACCTGCAAGAATTCTGAGTCGTTGTTCTTCGGTTCTCTTCCCGGCAGCATTCGCCTTTCCTGTCATGCCTTTCGATTTCTTCAATCGCGCCTCTGGATTTGACCAGTAACGAAGGGCCGATGCTTTCATTTTAGCGATAGATTTAGAGGAGAATTTAAACCCGATCAGCGTCCTTCCTCCGGGCTTGATGTTATAGCCCTTCTGCGGGTTCGTGCTGTCGTAGCGGCTGATGAAGGATTCTTCGAGGAAGTCTGCCTCAGCACAATTCTCGGCGAAACAAAGTGCTCGAATTTCGAAATTCTCTGGCCCGTATTTCCTGATGGCCCGGTAGAAAATAGGGCAGCCGCTCTCTCCTTCGAGTGCGTCATTGACGTGCCGGCGCCACCGCTCTTCAAAAGCCTTGCTCGTCTGCCCGACGTAGACCTTTCCGTTCGCCAAGCACCGAATCAGGTAAATCGTGATGATCGAGTTCGTCATGGCTTAATTCTATCTTTTCTAGAGTTGCACGTTCACCGAGATCGAAACCGAATGGACGGCGCCCGCCTCGTTGTAGAAGCAGTAGATCGGCATCGCCTGCCTCGCCTGCTTGTTCGCCAGCGATTGGTAGGCGTAGGACTGCGCCTGGTCGAGATAGCCCTGCGGGAGGGCCTGGCCGTAAGAGATGTTGACCCCGCCGGGGAGGCTGTAGTTCCCCTCCACCCACCATCCGGGGCCGATGTAGCCGATCCCCACAATCGTCGAGCACGCCGCGTCGACTCCGTTGATGAGCTGGTGCTCGCCGGGGTCG